GTCAGTCCATACAGGAACGCCTCCTGCTGTGACTGTTAGAACTTGGAATGAAGTTGTTGCGGCAGTTCCTGTACCAGGTGATGCCATGTTAGCAGCAGCAGTTACAGATAATGGGTTTGTACCGTCACCATAAGGAATACCATACTGAGTAAAGGTTGAAACACCTGTACCACCATATTGTACTTCGAGGTCAGTATCTAGTTCTAGGTCACCAAGTACGACTGTACCACGGTTACCTGTTACACCAAAGACTGTACCAGTGTCTGTAGCATTCTCAATGAATGTCCAAGCACCAGCTCCGTCAGCACCACCTGTGCGGTCGTAACCAAAGAAACCAAATTGAGCAGCACTACCTGTATGATAGTGTACTTTCACACCTCTATCTAGAGCATCATTTGCACCACGTACAACAGTTATTGTACTGCCAGCATCAATGTTTTGTGTGATTGCATTGTTTAATGCTAAGGTTTTTGTACCAGTAGTGATTGTAGCGATAGTTGTGCTACCTGCAATACCAGTTCCAGATACTGCGTCACCAACAGTTAGACCGTCTATTTTATCAACAACTATGTCAGTAGCACCAGAAGTAGCACTAGTGTTGACAGTTAAGACGACGGTAGGATCAGCAAGTTCAATGGTAGGATCATTAACTGACATGTTTGCCGAGTTAACTGTTGTTGTCGTACCATCAATCTGTAGGTCACCTTTAATAATGACCAAACCTGATGCATCTCCACCTGCAGGATCAGGGTCAAGTATCAATTCTTGAATAGAGTTGATAGTAGATAGTGTATTACCATCTAATCTAAGGTTATCAATCTCAATTTGACCAGTCTGAGCTGTATTACCAGAGATGTTAGTTTGACCATTAAAGGTAACACCATTCTGGAAAGTAGTTGTGGAGTTAACAGTTAAGTTATCTGTATTTGCATCACCAATTTGAGAATCTCCTTCTACAAGAAGTTCACCAACAGATGCCTTTCCTCCAATACCTACACCACCAACAACTTGGAATGCACCAGATGTTGAGTTAGTAGAAGCAGTTGTGTCTGCTATTTTGATTGCTACTCCGTTATCATACTCCCAATCAGCACCTTCAACTCTAACTTTGTCTAGAGTTGTCTCATCATAACGAATAGAACCATCTTTGTTAGTACCGAAAGCGATCTTCATATCATCAGCGATACGCAAGTCGGGGGTACCTGCAGCACGTTTGATGTCTAGAACACTGTCAGAATCATTAAAGACTAATTCTACATCTCCAGTAGTACCAAATTCTAATTCTTGACCGTCTTGTATAACGACCTTACCAGTACCATTAGCAGCAATCACTAGGTCAGTGTCTGCAGTACCAGTTGTTATGGTGCTACCATTTAAGTTTATATCATCTACGTTCCAGTTATCTATCTTTGAGTTGCTATCTACAACGACTGCAGAACTAGCAGTAAGAGTACCTGCAACATGATCGAGCATGTCAGTGAAATACTTACCACCTACTATTTGAGCAGCACCGTTATTATCACCGACAAACAGACGATCATCTGCGTTTGCCTGTGTACCGTTACCACCAATAGTTACGGCTAATTCACCGTAAGTAATGGTTCCTGGTGCTGTTGCCCCAGTACTCCTTTTAATGAGTATATTTGATGCCATTAGAAGCTACCCCCGTTGATAGTTATGTTATTCAATACATTTGTTGGCACAAATTTTGTGTTAGAAGCGTCATATATGAGTAATGCTCCATCGGCAATACCACCTTGCGAAGTATCCGTAAGGTCTACATCGGACATTCCTCCGATAGTACCGCCACCACCACCAGTGGCGACTCGTGTTACTCTTGGAACCGCTTGGTCTCCAAATCTTAGTCTTGCCATTAGACAGTTACCCCCTCAAGTACGCTGACAGAACCTTCTAGTACCCTTGATTTAATACCAGAGGTCGAAGTAATTACGACATCATATACATAACGACCTGACTTCATGGTGGTCGTTTGTCCGTTTGTGAGCGATAATTGAATCTGCCCACTGGTTGCAGGTGATAGAATTGCAGCAGTTACAGTAGTGGACGTACTACTTGTGTAATGCTTTTTGATTTTACATGCTACTGTATATCCAGTCAAATTGAATACTGTTCCATTATCGTTTTCAATAGTGAAGTCGATGATGAAGTCAGAACCCTGATATATCAGTAAATTGGATACAGCACTAGCCATTCTTTTACAACTATATTATTTAGCTTAAACCTATTTATCCTCTTTATGAACCAAAGTTTTAACAAGTGCTTTAAGTTCCGCTACTTCATCTTTTAAAGTAGAGAGTTCCGCTTCTTTTTTCTTTGCCTCTCTTCGAGCTTTTCTGTAAGCCTCATACGCACTTACATCGGTGTTTAAAATCGCATTAGAATTTGGATCCCTACCGAGTTGGTTATGTCCTTCGACAGGTATCAGTTCGATTACATCTTTTTCCATTATGCCAACGCTATTGCTCTAAAGTCTTTTACTCTAGGTATGTATGGTTGTCTCCAACTTAGAAGACTAATCTTAATCTGGAATGCATCAAAATCATCAGTATCTTCTACACTAAATTCATAATCAGTAAATGTGGTTAGATCATTTTGAGGAACTAATTCACCGCTATCTGGTTTTCCATCAGTATTAAAGAACTGGAATGGTAGGTCATCAAGATTACCTGCATAACCAACAGGTACTAACTTATACATCACAACAATCTTAGACTGGTTGAATGTATTGGAAGAAAGCATGACTTTAATACCACTAGCACTCTTTTCTAGTCTTGCTACCTTAGTAATATAGTTAGCAGCACATTCTCCACCTATACCTGATGTTGGAGTAATGTTATTATATTGATTCGCTGTAGTGATAATAGCACACTGAGTTAAATCAATTACAGGAGACAAATGAGATACCTCAGTACCAAGATTTATTTCCATAGTAAATGACTTAGCACTATTCATTCTATTAATTTCATTTAACTGGTTAGCAACAACCTTAGTATCTGGGAAGTAATTCTCCTCAGCGATAGTAATGTCTTGCCATGCAGCGTCTTTAACAAATGAAGTCTCTGCACTCTCTCCAGCTGGATAAGGACCACATGAGGTTCCACTAGTACCTTTAACTCTAGCAACAATACTTGTCATTGGTTCCACCTGACTCTGTATCTGTGGTGTAAGAACATCCCATGGAACGTTTTGTGATATAACCATATTAGGTCCACCACAGTTAATACTCTTACCTGCATTCTTACCAGTAATTTTCAAGTTGTAAGAGTGTGGACTATTAATAGAGATTAATCCACCTGTTGCACTGTTATGAGTTGTATTAATTAAGGTTAATGGAATACCTGCAACGTTATAACATTGTACAATTGCATCATCTGCATGTGCTAATCCAGTTCCAGTACCTGAAGTACCTGAATAATTTCTACCTGCAGCATTGATCGTAATGACGTTTCCACTAATACCTTCATATGCAATTATCTCATCTCCACTACCATCCTCAGCAGTTCCAAGTATCTTAAGGAAACCTAGGTTAGTACTACTTACAGCACTTCCACCTATTGTTGTATGGAATTGAGATGCATCATCAACAGTTAATGAAAGACCTGTTGTGGTTAAACCTTGTGCCATATTAACAGCAGTATCTGCTACTTCAGAGCTAGCTCCACTAAGTTCAACATAGTTGAGATTAGACTGTTGACCATGATTACTATGGAATACCCTTATCTCATCACTACCAGAGGTTGTTTGGAGTGCATTAGACCTTAGATTCAAATATCCACCATTTGCTTCACCTAATTGTGCATTTTCTAGTACAAGTGTACTATTTGCTGCTGTAGATGGAATTGTAAACTCTGCTCTATAGATCTTAAACATAAGATCCTCATATTGAGTAGGAGTCCAAGTAGAAGCGTTTTGAGACTTAAATAAGACACCGATGTATGGTTGTTCCGATATTTTCTCTCCTGCATGTGCAGCATCAATAGCATCTCTACCAAGTAACGATATGAATACCTTATACTGGTTAGAATCAGATGTAAGGACGATTGCATGTTCCTTTCTGAATGGAAGGAATACAGGTGCTTTAAATGTAAATGTAGTGGGTTTTGAAGCATCTTCTGATGTAAACACATCATCAGGATCTTTAACTACTTTGGATAAAGGTAGAATATCCTGTGTTGGAGTTCCATTCTCTACAGTTCTAATATCCATAGCAACAGGTATTTCAGCATCCTTAGTAAAGAAGAATAAGTCAATCTTAGTTAAGAAGACACCACCCTCAAGAACTGAGTCCTCAACTAGGAATGTTTGTGCCAATGGGTCACACCATCTAGTTTCTGTTTCAGTAGATACACTTGCACTAGTCAAAGTTCTAGCATCTTTCATATCCTCAGATGTTACCTTAGCATTTCTAACTGAGATAATTGTTTCCTGAGTTGTCTGTAATAAACCTGAAGATGTAAATTCTGCTTCACCATTAGAATCTGATACACCAACTACTTTACTATTATCAGCAGTGTCACTTAATCTGAATAGTTTAGTACCAGTCTTAAATTTCTGATTACCTTCAACACTAGGAGCATCAATAAAGAATGATCCTCTTAATTTACCTTTCTTATCAGTAACTAAGTCTTTATTATTAACTTTAGCAATGGCACCAGATGTTTCACCAACAATATAGTCATTGATCTTAGGTGAACCATAATAAGTTCCTTTTGCCTGATCAGCAAGAGACTTAGTATCAATATTAATGAATGCCAAGTTAGACTTGTAATCACTAATAGATGTAATATCTGAACCGTCTAATGGGTTGATTTGGAATCCTTCGTTTGGAGCTGCAACTCTTCCCTTAAATCTAAACTTACCATTTCCTTTGGTAACATGGACTGTCTCACCAATTTGGAATGGAATACTATTTGTCTTTGTATCAGTAGCTGGATCTTTTACTAATCCCATGATTTTAGGTGTAACTAATTTCTTAGGAAGTGCAATACCATCAAAGAATGCAAAGAACTTAGTTCTTGGTTTTAGTTTCTGGCACACAAACTCAATGTTTCTAGAACGCATAAACTGAATGTGCTCGACAGAAACAACTCTACTACCAAGTGATTGTTGTTCGATAACAGGAGTTACTCTATATCTGATACCAGTTCTAGTTTGTTTAGTAGTTGTAGTAACTGTAGTAGTAATAGTTCTATCTCTTCTTCTCTTATTTTGTCTTCTCCATGAACCAACGTCTCTAGTTGTACTGGTTCCTGTCCATGTAGTTTTCCATGAATTCCAGTGTATAGGAGAAAAACCATTCTGGTCTGCATTATATTCCCTAACTGTAGTTAAGAAGTTACCTTCTACAACAGGACCTTTAATTGGATTGAGAGATTTTGTGTCTACCCAGTTGTCATTTTCAGGATATAGTTCAATATCACCCACATATGTAAAGACGTTAAATGGGTTAACGTTTTCTACAGCAGAAGCATATGGTTGGTCAATTAATACAGTATCACTATATGGAAGTGTTATAATTTCATCTGTTTGCTGTACATTTACACTACTTGTTCCATAAGTTAATGGAATTTGAGTTGTATAGTGAGCAGGTCTCATCTGACCTTCTTCAAAATCAACAGAGACTCTAAAGTCAGGATGTAATGTGTCAGCAGTAGAAAGACTTGCAAAGTTATCTACGATAAAACCATTCTTATATCTGCTAAGACCACTAGCATCTCTAATCTCCATACTTGCAGTTTCACCCTCAAGTAAAGAAAGTTGAGTATAATATTCAAGTGTCTTGATTCTATTCTCAAGAATTTGAATATCACGGAAGGTAAATCGCTTAAAGTTTGTTTCTTCTATACTAATGTCATTGTCAACATTAAAGACATATGGTTTATATGTTAATGTAGCTAATAACATAGCATCGTCAATGTCATCAGGAGGAGCAGGATTCGTAGCAGGTGCACCCTTGACAACTTGTATAATGTTGTCTTTATTCATGAATACCTTATCAACCCTACCAAGATAGTGCTGTAAACTAAGAATAGTTGTATCTCCTATGCCAGGTAGACCAGTTAAGTTACCAGTAAATGCTCTATTATCAAAATCAAGGTACTTAGTAGCACTTAGAGTCCATGGAGAAGCAACAGAACCACCACCAGCTAGTCCTGTAGCAACTATTGGTCTAAAGTCAATAACATCTCGTAAGTTATCTTCATCAAATTTTGGTATAATTTTATATTCTGATGTAGCGTATGAATCTACTGTGTAAGGGTTTACTCCTGAAGTAGTAAGGAACCTATCAACCACAACATATAATCTATGTGTTGGTGCTGTATAACCAGCCTTTCTTACGATAGTTGAATAATCATAAAACTGATCTCTTTGACCATCATCAAGATCATAGTTGTCAGTAATATTAGTAGAACCTTTTTTATAAGTACCTGCTTCTATCTGTAGAGTAGCACCTCTTGATGTGGAAAGTGTCTCTCCATCAGTAAACACATCATCATCTACTGGAATGAAATATA